CTAGCTGGCCAGTTAATGATGAGCGGACTGTCTGCTCCAGCTCCACAGACGAAGCTAGTAGTCCAGACGATCAAGTCTCCACGCGATCGTCTTATTCGTGTCGACATCGGTGGCCCTAAGAAGGTCGGTCGTCCTTATGGCGGAGAAGCTTCTAAGAGCGGTAAAGGCGCGAAGGTACGTCGACAAGCTGCTCCAGCTGGCGCGCTGCTCTGGGGAACAGAATACGGATCGCATGGCGGAGTCGACTCGATCGGCCGAACATTTACGAACAGATTTAAGACTCCTTACAATAAGCGCGGCTACTGGATCGCTCCAGCGGTCGACTTCTATGTCCCAGTCGTCGCGCGAGAATACGCGCTTATGGTGCAACAGATCGCGGACGAATTGAGGTTAAAGTAATGGCTGGCATTCCTAAGATAAAGATTACTTTCGACGCGGACTTCGACGAATTAAAGAAGGGCGTAAAAGGCGCACAAAATGAAGTCGAAGGCTTCGGATCTAAGATGGGCGGCTTCGCTAAAAAGGCGGGAGCTGCGTTCGCCGTAGCTGGAGCGGCGGCGGCGGCTTATGCTGGAGTTCTACTCGTCGATGGTGTTAAGTCAGCAATCGAAGACGAAGCGGCTCAAGCTAAACTCGCGACGACTTTAGAGAACGTTACAGGCGCGACAGAGAGCCAGATTAAAGCTGTCGAAGATTACATAACTCAGACGGCACTCGCTAACGGAATCACGGACGATGTTTTGAGGCCGTCCCTTGATCGACTAATTCGCTCGACTAAGGACGTTACTAAAGCGCAAGAACTCCAGACCCTAGCTCTAGACATCGCCGCAGGAACAGGTAAAGATCTAAAAACAGTCTCCGAAGCTCTTGGTAAAGCCTACGACGGCAATCTCGGCGCATTAAAGAAGCTGGGAGTCGGTATCGATGACTCGATCATAAAGTCCAAGAACTTCGACGCGGCAGCTGCGGCACTAGCTAAAACTTTCGAGGGCCAAGCTTCTCAGCAAGCCGAGACTTTCCAAGGAAAGATGGCGCGGCTTACTGTTGCATTCGATGAAGCAAAAGAGACCGTAGGATCTTACGTTCTAGACGCGCTTACTCCGCTTCTGTCTGGCTTCGTGGACAAGGGAATCCCAGCGATCCAAGGGTTCGCGGATTCTTTAGGTAAAACACTCGGGCCAGCATTCGGCCAGATCTTTACAGTCATTCGCGACGATGTGCTACCGATTTTAACTTCTTGGTGGGAGTTCTTGTATAAAGAGATAATTCCGCAGATTCTCAAAATTGTCGGGCCAATTCTCGAAGGACTTAAAATCGCATTCGACAAGATTAAAAAGGCGATTTCGGATAACTCGACAGAGCTAGAGCCATTCTACGGATTCTTAGAAAAGATCTGGGACTTTACTAAAAAGTATTTAGTCCCGCTTTTGGCTGGATCATTTAAGACAGCATTAGAAGGGCTTGGAACTCTGGTCGCTGGACTCGTTACAGCGTTCTCGAAGTTCGTCGGTCTCTTAACTGGAATCTATAACGGCGCGAAGAAGGTCATCGATCTAATTAAGGATAACCCGATTACTAATCTGTTCGATGGCGGAGCTAAGGGACTTAAAGCTTCCGTACCGTTCCCAGAAGAGATCGGCGGTGGAGTCACTGTCGAGACTGGCTTCGGTACTGGCGGCGGGTTTACTCCGTCTACAGGAGCGGGAACATTTACAGGCGCGCCACTATCGGCTTATTCGCCAGCTATGCAAGCTGCGATCTTACGACGTGAAGAGTTAAAAGCCGAGACGGAAAGACTCAGAGCGCAACGCGAAGCGAACGCAGAAGCTCGCGTCACTGTAAACATGGGCGTAGTCGGAGATCCAGAATCGGCAGCTAGAACTATCGTGGACGTACTCAATAAATCCCAAGCGCGCGGCACTCTAGGCGCGGGATCGCTCTTAATCGTATGACGCAGTGGACTCCAGTCTGGAGCGTTCTAATCGATGGAGTCGAGTATCGGAACATAACTCTGGCGAATCTCACTATCGAATCGGGCCGCCGAGACATTTATCAGCAAGCGGTAGCGGGCTACTGTAGTTTATCGATTCTTAACATCGACGACCAGCCTGTAACCGTAGCGATTAACTCTGGGATAACTGTCTTCGTGCAGAACTCCGCAGCTACTCCAGTGGCAATCTTCGGCGGAAGTGTTAGCGACATTCTTACGACAGTCGAAAGATCGGGAACGGGCGGACTTGTCCAGACGACGACGATTACAGCTCTTGGCGCGCTTTCACGTCTTCCAAAAGTGTTAACGGAAGGAGTCTTAGCTAAAGACTTCGACGGAGATCAGATCTTCGACGTACTCGACGGCATTCTTTACGGAGCTTGGAATGAAGTTCCAGCCTCTCTTATTTGGGCAACTTATGACGCGACTACGACATGGGCTAACGCGGAAAATAGTGGAGTCGGTGAGATCGACCGTCCCGGGAATTACGAACTTACTTCTAGAGCTTCTTCCGTTACAGATGCTTATTCTTTAGTCGCAGCTTTAGCCACTTCTGGACTCGGTTACATTTATGAAGATGCCCAAGGCCGAATCGGTTACGCGGATTCCACTCATCGAAGCCAATACTTAGCGGCGAACGGTTATGTAGATCTTTCCGCTTTAGATGCTTATTCCAGTGGATTACAGATTTCGACCAGAGCGGGAGATGTTCGTAATGAAGTGACGATTACTTATAAGAACGGCGATCAACACACAGCCAGCGACGCGACATCTATCGCAACTTATGGCGCACTGGCCCAGAACATTCTTACGACACTGGAGAACGGCGTAGACGCTACAGCCCAAGCGAATTTCTACCTGGCTCTTCGAGCTTATCCGCGAGCTAACTTCGAGTCGATTCGCTATCCACTAGGCAGTCCGAACGTAAGCGACTCGGATCGTAACTCTCTTATCGGTGTCTTTATGGGAATGCCTGTAAACATCACAGATCTACCCGCGAACATGGGATCGAACTTCCAAGGATTCGTCGAAGGCTGGAGATTCTCGGCTGGCTATAACTCTCTGGCTATCGATCTTTACGTTACGCCAGTGTCTTATTCACTCGACGCGTTCCGCTGGAATGACGTACCCGCTTCCGAAACTTGGAACACTATTAGCCCTACACTTACTTGGCTGGACGCGACAGTAGTCGCATAGAGAGGAAAACATGGCAACTACTACACCTAACTTCGGCTGGAGTGTTCCTACTTCGACCGATCTCGTAAAAGACGGAGCGACGGCGATCGAGACGCTTGGCGATTCTATCGACGCTTCTCTAGTAGATCTTAAAGGCGGAACGACTGGCCAAGTTCTAAAGAAGAACTCGAACTCAGACATGGACTTCGTATGGTCTGCGGATAGTGCTGGCATGACTAACCCGATGACTACTACTGGCGACACGATTTACTCATCGAGCGGATCGACTCCAGCTCGTCTGGGAATCGGAACAGCTGGACAATTCTTAAAGGTTAACTCAGGAGCAACAGCTCCAGAATGGGCCACTCTTTCAGCTGGCGGAATGACAGAGATCGCAACAGGTAATTTAACGGGTAGCGCGACAATTAGAATCCAATCTATCCCATCGACTTATAAATCCTTAAAGTTAATCGTAAAAAATCACATCGCGACAAACACAAATCTAAGTTTAAGATTCCGAATAAATAACGACTCGACGGCCAATCGTTATGCGTCATCATCAAGCGGCCAGAGTACGTCCGAGACCTATCGTTACGATTCTGTTTATTGTACGACCGATTTAAGTAATACGACTGGAAACGGTATCGGCGTATTTACTATAGACAATTACGCTAATACTACTACTTGGAAAATGTTTGACATTATCGCAATCGGTAATAATAAAACTATTTCTACAGACATTCAGTTAGGACGTGTCTTGGGAGCTTATAATCAAACTGGAGCAGTGACAGAGTTAGACATTTACAGCGATCAAGGTAACTGGACGGCTGGAACTTACATACTTTACGGAGTGAACTAATGGCTAAAGAGACCTTAAACGTAACTATCCATAACGTCGAGACTGGCGAAGTAATTGTCCAGCCAATGACTTCAGAAGAGGTCGCAA